GACTACGAACGTGAGTGGCGTGTTGAAGCTGCTAATATCGCAGACCTAGCCCAGACAATGAAAACTCAAGGTAACGTATTCCAAGAGATGGGTGCCAGCCTTAATGCAAAGAAGCAAGGTATTCAAGAAAAGCTAAGCCTTAAGACTGGTGGGTTAGGGCGAACAGTGATGGGTGCTCTAAACGTTGGTGGAGTATTTAACAAAGCTATTGCTAAAAGCGAGTTCAGAGAAAAGCAACGCCTTCTTGGTGGTGATACTAGTGCAGCTAATGCAGAAGGTGCATTTCAAACTGCTAAAGAAATCAAAAGCCACGAACAAGAAATTGATAAGTTTAAAAGAGCCACTGGTTTATCTGAAGAGCAAATGTCTAAGACCAAGGGTGGTGCTGCTCTCATATCAAAACGTAATGAGTTGACAGACAAATATGGCTCACATGATGTAGCAACTAATCAATTCTCTCCAACTCCAGTTATGTCTCTAAACGCTGGCGCAGCGCAAGAGTCTGAAATGGAAGCAGCCAAAGTTCAAGAAAAAGAACTTAAACTTCTAGAAGAAATCAGAGACGGGCTTGGTGGTAAGACTGGCGGAGTTGAGAAAGTTAAACCAGAAAAAGCATCTGGTGGTGGTGGTTTAATGGATACGATCACTGGATTCTTGGGTGAAGGCTTCATGACTGCTATAAAGACTATGTTTAGCCCGATGAATATTCTCAAGGCTTTGGGTAAAATCTTTGCTATTGGTATGATCGTTGGATCTCTATTCGAAGGTATTACAGATGGCTTCGATGAGTATATGAAAACAGGCAGTATAGGTAAGGCACTTATTGCTGGTCTAGCTGGTATCGTGGACTTCTTAACGTTTGGTCTATTCGATAAGGATGCCATCAAAGAAGTTATTGGTGACTTTAGTTCTTGGATTGGTGAACACGTTGTTACACCATTTATGGAATTCCTGACATCAGCTAAAGATGGATTAATGTCTGCTTTATCTGCTATTGGAATTCCTAAGATTAAATTATTTGATTCCAAGCTAACTGGAGAAGTTAGTGTTGGTCCATTCTATCCATTCAAAAGTGAAGGTGGTTCTAAATCACCAGAAGCACCTGCTCCAACATCGGCGTCTACTGTTGAACAAAAATCTGCTGATAATGCTGGTGCATCGTTACCTGAGAAACAATCTGGTGGTTCTAACATAGTTAATGCACCAGTAAATAACAATACTACACAGAACCAGATCATTCGAGCGCCGATTCGAAATCAGGATTCATCTGTTAACAGGTACGCTGATAGTCGTTTACGACAAGCATAAAAATGGGAGCTCAAGGCTCCCATTAATCATTCCGCAGAATTGATTACTCGTCGTTGGCAATCTTCTGGAAATAAGACATCACATCTTCGTCGTCGTCTTGGTTAGAGACAGCAGACTTTGGTGATGGTGCTGCTTTAGTAGTAAAAGCAGGTGCTGGTGCAGAACGTGGTTCATCAGCAATTTCAGCAGCACTCTTAGGCGCAAAAGAATCACCAGACAAAACTTCATTCAACTTCTTCTTCAACTCGTCGTAAGACTTAAAGTTCTTACGGTCTGTGAATTCAGACAGCTTGTGTTGCGCATTAACGATAGCCAACAGTTTGTCTTCGTTGTCAGAAACAGCAGAAGGCTCCATGAATGCAGATTCGTCATAGTTAGCATAACCGTCCTTCTTACGCATACGCATCTTGAAGTTGGCACCTTCCCACAAATCAAACACGTTCAGTGGCTTCTCGTCCTCGAAAGTTGGGCGAGCCTTGTCCATAATCTTATCAAAGATCTTCTTACCGAACTTAAACAAGAATACCTTGCCTTCGTTCTCTGGGTGTTTTGGATCAGACACAACCAAGACGTTTGCAGTGAAACTCAGCTTACGCTTTTGCTTACGTGCAATTTCTTTGTTGGATTCAGAACCAGAGTTCCATAGCGTAGTATTCAATTCACCGACAGGGTCATTCTCGCCAAGAGTGGTCAGAGAATTTTCAATGTACCATTTACCAGTTGGACCTTGGAACCCGTGAGAGAACAAACGAACCCATGGGAGTTCATCGCCTTCTACACGTGGGAGGAAACGCAAAGTGGCAGTACCATTGCCAGCTTTGTCACCTTCGAGACGCCAGTAACGATCGTCGTTGTATGACTTGGTTTCAGTTTGGGGATTTGCGACTTTTTCGAATGCGCTAGAAATAGCACCAAAGTCAGAGTTGCGCATAGCACGTAGTTTTTGGATATCCATATATTTTCCTTAGTATTTACTTTGTATTAGTATTGTGTTGTATTGAAATCTGATCGTCTAATTCAAACTCATCATCGAAATCTTCGACGTTGATATCATAATCTTCTTCAACATAACTATTTAGCGTTCTCATACCACCAGTTTTTTTACCGCTGCTATGTTTGGCAGGTTTCCCTGAACGCCCACCAAATTCGTCATCGAATCGCTTCGATTGAGTGTAAGTCTTACCCATTGTATTACTCTGCAATTTCTTCCATGAAGTGTGTGAAAACTCGACTAGCCTTAATCTTATTATACTTAACGAACCCAGTCAACTTTTTAATTCGTAACAGTTCATCGCTCCATATGTGTTTCACAGCAGAGTTTTGACTCCAGTGTTCAACAATAGGATGGTAATCTTCTAAGATGTTTAGTGTTTCTATACTTATTTGTCCTCCGATGAATAACTTCAGTGCGACTGGATATTCATCTTCAACAAAATTTAACACTGAGCTGCTTGGTAGCTTATTCACTTCTATGTATGACAGCAATTTAGCCAAGTCATCGATAAAAATTTGAGTGATAGCTTGTTTACGTCTACTCCACTCAACGAGATTATCTTCAGCTGTCTTACCTTCGTAAATTGCATTGCCATTTCCATAAGCAAAGTTTGATACAAAAAACTGAATTATGTCTCTGTCGGTATCAAACTTACCTGCAAGTTTTTCGAAAATATATCTGTCATTACGAGCATTGAACGCCTCACGAGTGCCTTTAACATTACCTCGACTTTCGAAGACGTTAAATTTTTCAGTCGTAAAATGCAGTTTGATAGCTAGGTAATAACGGTATGCTTTGAAACCATCCATATGTTTTACACGTCTAGTTTAGCTTGTTTTGGTAAATAATTCAACTCACGAAAATCCATCTCGATCTTATCTTTCAATGACTTGTTGATAAGCGATGATACATCCGCAGGTTCCAGAAAGTTTTCTTTACAGTAATAAAGAACAGCATCCATGTAATTAAGACGTTTATCTCGAACGATTGATTCAATATGTAGAGAGAATTCGTTGGCTGTCTTAAACATTGGCTTGTCGCTGTATGTAGTAGTTAGTGTTTCTAATTTCTTGACAAAGTTGTCCATATTCTTTATGCTTTTGTTTGTAGAGTTTCCAGATAGGCGTATCGGTACGTTCTGGATCCATCTTACGTTCAAATTTGTCTAAGAACATAGTGAAGAATTTATCCATCTTCATGCGCTCAGAGAGCAGGGTATTGTATTTAGTAATCAAGTCCATATCCATATTATACTCCAGTTTATATTGCAAGGCAAGGTTTATTTCAGATTCATGATATGAGAGAGGACAATCTTAGACTCTTCATAATCAGACATAGCTAAGGCTTCTTCGATGTAATCTTCTGCCTTCTTTTGGATACGTTCTCGTCGAGACATTCTAGTTTGTCTTTGAATTTCTTCCAATAAGAATGCATCTAAGCGATCCATATCAGAATCCTGTACATATACATTCTGCCAAGTACCATCTGGCATTAGGCGAATCTTTAGAAGTTTTTTCGGTTCCATTAACCTCTCCTCATTGTTGCAATATCATGAGCTTCTTCGTCACTAAACACTGGTACAGCATTGCTTTTATGCATTGTACCAATACCTTTAATCTTATCGCCTGTGTAGACTGGATTGGGACGCCAGCTGGCATTCCCACCAGCAGTTGAACGACTCGGCAGCTTAGGGGTCTCCCGACCAGCAGGTATGCCAAGTGAGTATGAAAGACCAGCATCCTTAGCGACTGCTAGAGGCTTCTTTGGTTCATACTTCTTAAGAAGGTCAGCCCAAGATTTATCCAACTCACGTTGTTTAGCGTTTGGTTTACGTTTCTTGGACTTCATTGGAGTGGTGTGGTAAATCATACTACAAAACCTGTCGTGTCTTTCTTAGCTTTACCCTTAGCCTTCAAGCCAACGATAACACCCTTTGGATCGAGGAAACGCAAGTCTGTTTCATCGCCATTGATAACTTCACGACCAAGATAAGTCTCTGGCACGCTGTGGAAACTGCAGCGACATTCATACCATTGGAAAGAGCGATACGCACATCCATATCGTTGCCATCAGCCTTACTGAAAGTGAGGTGATAGTTGGGGATGTGTTTGACTTTACGATTGTTGATCTTCGTGTAGTCATAGAACTGAACATCTGGAAACATCTGGAAAATGTTCTTACCTTCAGCAACTTCGTACTTTTCCCATGCCAAGTCAGAAGTGCCATTAAGACGAAACACTGGAATCAACCCCTGCTTCTCAGCCTTCTTGATTGTCTTGACAATCTCAAGAGTCAACTCATTGAGAAACTCTTGACGATTCTCGAAAAATGCCTTAGTCTTACGGATACGTGCTTGTTGAATCACATTGGTAGATTCACCCTTCTTGAAGATACCGCCACGACCAGCGGTGTTCAAGCAAGCAGCTGTGCAACCTGCAGTACGCTTTGGACAGACTTCTTTACCAGACAAGTCAGCTGGAGCGAAGTGGAGGACAGAAGACAAATAACCCTTCTTAGTACCTTTGAGCAGCTTTGGGTTTCCAACAGTCAGTAGAGTCATTTCACGTCCTTTTCTCGATTCATTAGATATATTATCGCTGAATCTTGGATTAAAGACAACAACTTTCTGGAGGTATCGTAAGTTGTTGATTCTACAAGGAAAAATACCCCTCAGAACTTGAGGGGTATTAGTGGAAAACCAAAGGTTTACTTTTTCACGGTTACAGCGTAGGCTATACAGATGTTATCATGGGAGTTGCCGTAAGCACATCGAACTGCGAGTGGATCGATACCCTTTGCTACAGCAGTCGCAATGTTATTTTCCATTGACTTTAGAGCAGAGTAGTGATAGAAAGTCACAGCCCCAACAATAGACAACACTCCAATCAAAA